CAGAGCCCGCGTAGGTCGTCGTCAGGACGGCCGCGCCGGTGGCCTGACCCTCCCAGTAGCTGGCGTCACGGCGGATCAGCCGATCCCACAACCTCACGAGGCACCCACCCCGGCGGCGCGCCGCGCCTGGTGCTGGCAGTCGCACCACCGGCCTGCGCCCGGCGTTGCGGCGATGATCAGGCCCATCGTCTCAGCGTCGAGACGCGGCACATCATCACAGGCGGAATGGTGACCGTCCCGGCACGGTGAGCAGATCACGAGGCGCGTGCCCTCTCAAGGACCTGCGCGAGCGTCGGTACGTCATGCACAGATGGCCGCGGCAGGTTCTCATCGTCACGGAGAAGCGCGTACACGCCCACCGCTATGGAGTCGGCGATGATGCCCAGACCCAGCGCCCACAGGCCGATCAGCGCCGCACCGCCGAGGATTCCGGCGAGGGAGACGAACAGCAGGACAATGGACAGCCGCATGACTCACCTTCCCTGGGCGCAGGTTTTTTGCTTGCTGGCAGACTGAAACCGTCCCGCCGGGGGCGTGCAGGCGCGATCGGGCTGATCCGGTACCGCGGGCCGGGGACTTAGAAGCGAACTCCTGCCACGCCCTGAAAGGGCCGTCCCTGGCGGGATGCCGGTCAGAGCGCCCAGACGCCGGGCGCGGCCAGTTCTTCCCATCGCAGGAACGCCCAGCACGCCAGCGTGGCCGCGACCAGCGGCGCCTGATCGACGTCCACCTTCGGGTCCCATGCGTTCGCCCCGGCCAGCGGGCGCTGCTGAGAGGCCCGGACGGCGTCCGTCAGCGGCTTCTGGTCCAGGTGCTCCAGGCCGCCACCGTCCACCAGGTCCAGGAACTCGCCGTGCGCGACCGCCACGTCCTGCGCCGACGGCTCCAGCGCGATGATCCCCTGCTCTTTCAGCGGCTTGACCAGCGTCCCCGACTGCGATTTCGGGTTCACGACCACCGCAATAGGGTCATGCTTCGCGGCCAGCAGGGCCATGCGGGCCACCATCAGCCGCGGGTGATCGTAGAACGGCGCCAGGTCGACCAGGACCTTCCCGGACGCGGACCGCCCGGCCGCCACAATCGAGCCCTTTTTCCGGTCCTCGCTGATCGCGGCCCCAAACGCGACCTCGCCGCTCACAGCACGCCACCCCGGACCGCCGCAGCGCCCCAGGTGTCCTCGCCGATCACACCCCAGCCCGGCTTCGCGACCTCCGGCCACTGGCAGCCGTAGGCGCGCCGGAACTCAGCCTCGTCCATCAGCTCGTAGTCGGCTCGCACAGTCTCCTCGGACACGGTGATCCCCAGCGCGGGCATCCGCCGCCGCCACGTCACCGGGTCACCCGGGTCCTCGTCATCGGCGAACGAATATCCGATGTAGCAGCCGTTCTCCGTCACGCCCATCTCTGCGCGCGCCCGGCCGTCATCGACCTTGCCGCGGAAGTACGTGCTCTTCTCGGTGCCCGCCGCGCTGACCACCCATAGCTGCGCGTCCCGCGTCATCATCGCCGGGCGCATCGCCTGCTCCAGGTGGTCATCTTCCTGCGCCCATGCCTCGTCGATCACGCCCAGGTCCAGGTTGTCGCCGTGACCGGACGTCTGCGTGTTGCTGACCAGCCCCAGCAGCGAGCCGTTCTTGAACACGAGCGCCTCGGAACCGGAACCGCGGCGGATGCCGATGAACGGCGCCAGCTTGCTCCGCTCAATCCGCGGCCACCACACGTCCAGCATCCGGTGCCGCGCATCCAGCCGCGTCTGCGCCGTGTAGGAGATCTGCGTCCCCGGCCGCCGCAGCGCCCGCGCGATCATCATCGACAGCAGGTCCACCGACTTGCCCTGCTGCCGCATCACCTCGATCACCACCTGGCGGTAAGCCAGGCGGCCGTCCGGGTTCAGCTCCGTCGCGATGCCGTTCGCCTCGTGCTGCCACGGCATCAGGCCCGGCCCCAGCGGCGTCCGGAAGTTCAGCAGCTCCGCTGTCTTCGCGATTCCCTTCGCCAGATTCGGCCGGCCAGTCGCCGGGGTCGCGAACCTAGGCCTGCAAGGCGCCGAAGAGTCCCGTGAGGTCGGCATCGGCGGCCTTCCCGGTGTCCTTCGGCGTCAGCTCCGCCAGCGTCATCCGCAGCTCCCGCGCCACCAGCGAATTACCCGGCTCGGCCTCATGTGCGAGCGCGAGGCGCGCCGCGAGGGCGCGCATCTCCGCCAGCGGGTCCAGATCCGCGCCAGTGATCCTCCCGGCCAGCGGCGTGACGTCCTGCGGCGATTCGGCCTCGCCGCGGACCGCCGGGCAGCGGCGGCACAAGGAATGGTCGCCTGCCTTGTGCGCGCGGGAACGGCGGACACGGAGGGCCGTCGAATCGGCCACAATCACCCTCCGTAACGTCGTGTGGTTTCACGCTCGCTAGCCGCTGCCGAAACGTTACGCGACGTGACTTGAATATGAACGTCGGCTGCGGAGTCCACATCTTTGCAGGTCAGCGGCCCGGCGATTCGACACGGCGCGCTGACCTGCGGTTTTCCATCCAGGGTGGTTGGAGGGCCGGGGTGGTGACCGCTGACCGGTTGGGTGGTCGCGCTGACCGTGGTCACTGCCTGTGCTCGCCGTCTTTGGTGTCATTTTCGCCTGCGTTCGCGTTCGCGTTCGCCTGCCATTGACGTTCGCGTTTGCGTTGGTGTCTCGCGTTCGCCTGCCTGGTTCGCCTGCCGTGTATGCGCGGTATGCGCGGTATATGCGCGGCTACCAGTGTCGTGCTGCTGGCCACGTGCGGACGGCGCCGCGTGTCCGGTTGCCGCGTGATGCGCCTTCGGCCCGGTTATGCGCCCGGCAGCTTAGGCCGGGCAGGTAGCCGCCATATGCGTGGTCGTGGGCCAGGTCGAGGAACCGGCGCGCTACGGTGAGCGGCCACCAGGTGAGCGGCTCACCGCCGATCGCGCACCGGTCGCCGGGCTTGTACAGCGCTAGCCGCCGTCTGCGTTCCGCTTGATGCTCGGTGCCGTAGCCGCGTTGTGCTGTGCTGCCGCGGCGCGCCCACCGCTGATAGTCGCGGCGTGTGCGTGTCATCACCAGAGCGGCACTTCGGCTGCGTCGAGCTGGACGTGGACGAGGTCCCAGCCATGGCCAGCCATTTCTTCCATCTCGGCGTTTGCGTCGGGGACTTGTTCCCAGCCATGGGCGGTGATCCGCCACCAGCCGCTTTCGCGGATTGGTTTCCTGGCCATGGTCAGGCTTATGGTTTCAGGCGCTAGGCGTGGCAGGTGCGGGCGGGATGGCGGCGACGGTGGCGACAGCGGTCTTCAGTGAGCCGACCGCGGCGTCGAGGCCGGTCAGGTCAAGCGCCGGGTTCGCGGTCTTCAGCGCGGTGATCTCCGCTTCGATGGCGGTGGCGGCGGTGCCGAGGTCGGTGACGGCTGTGGTGATGGTCTGGACGTCGGCGGTGATGTCGTCCTGCTGGCTCATGATCACGTCCAGTTTCGCGTTGACGGTGGTGATGGCGGCGAGCACCTGGTCGAGGGTGGCGGTCATCGCCTATGGCTGCGGTTGCGGCTCGGATGCTGTCGCTGGGACGCGGATTTCGGTGGTGATCACAAGGTCGGCGTCCTGCGGCAGTTTGGTGATGGCGCCGTCGATGAGGGCGCTGACCGGGATGTGGACCGTGACCGGGTTGAAGTCAGTCATGGTTGCTCCCCGGTTTTGGGCATGAGGTGTCAGGCACATTAAACCAGCCCAATGCGGCTGGTGGTGTTCATGGCGCGCTCATGGTGGGGAGTGTGGCGCTGATGGTTTTGATGCCGCCGATGCCTTTGGTGGTGATCTTCACCTCGATGGCGTTGCCCGCGGCGTCCGGCGGGATGCTGGTGAGGAACTCGCGGAGTTCACCGATGGTGAGTTTACGGTCGGCGGCGCGGATGGTGATGGTCTGTTCGGCTGGCATGGTGTCATTCTCGTGTGCTGGTCATGTACGGGGTGAGCGCGGCGTGCAGGCCGATGAGGCGTGTGGCGTTGTAGGCGGGTGTTGGGCGTCCGGCGCGGCCGGTGTGCCGGACGTCGTCCGCTGGCCAGCCGAGTGCGGTCACGATGGCGCGGAGTTGCACGGCGGTCATGGGCGGTTCGAGTACGGTGCACGCTTCGGTGATGGTGAGGGTGACGGCCGCGGGCACGGGTCCATGGTGGCAGCGGTCATGGTGTGACGAGGCCGTCTGCCCAGCGGATGAGCGGGTCGCCGGTGATGCGGGAGACGTCGAGGCGGCCGGTGGGATGCCGGTCCTGATGGTCGCGGCAGGCACCGTGGCGCAGGCAAGTGACGATGCCTGCGCGTGCCTGCACTCGCAGCATGGTGTATCCGCAGTACGGGCATTGCGCTGGGATGCGCCGCCATGGTTCGGCCTGGTCGACGGCGGGCAGCTGCTCGATTGGCACGATGAGGCGGCTGAGTTCGGCGGTGACCATGGCCTGACGGGCGTCGTTGTTGGCCAGTCGCTGGATGGCGTCGAGGGCGGCGATGGTGCTGGTGTCGGAGCCGCCGCGGGGTGGGCCGCGGTGACCGGTGACGGCTTCCCGGAGGTCTGCTTCGAGCGTGCGGATGCCCGCGTGGGCGTCCATGGCGGCGTTGGCGGCGGCGGTGTTCCATGGTGGCCGTGAGCCGGGCTGGCCGTGGCCGGTGGTGCCGTTGGTGTCGGGCTGGGTGGTGAGTGCCTGGGCGATGGGCAGGAGCTGGGCCATGATGGCGCAGGTGCTGGTGAGGTCGTTCATGGTCAGTGTGCCGGGATGGCCGCTGGGATGTTCGCTGGCGGTGTCTTTGGGAGCTGGTTGAACCTCATCCTCTCCACCCTCGTGACACGGGCAGCCGCAGGCTACATCAGGGGCATCGTCGCGGCAGTACGGGCAGCCGACGCATAGCCGCAGGTTCGCCTTGGGATCCCATGGCGGGTAGCGGACCATCAGCGCAGGTTCCGGTTGTCAGGGTCAGGCATCCTCGCCCCACTCCCACCACCACGCGTTCGCGCAGGCCTCGCCGCAGAACAGTCTCCCCTCGAAGCTCTGCATCTCACCGCCGCGCTGGCACCAGTTGCAACGCTCGTCGTCGTCCAGGCCGATGTCGGCACCCATGGTGTCAGTCCTCCTCGGTGGCTTCTGCCGGTGCGGGCTCGGCCGGTGCGGCGGTCTCGGCGGGTGGGGTGGGTTCGGTGGGCTTGTAGAGGGCTTCGAGGCCTTGGATGACGGGGACGATCGCGGCGGCGATGGCTGCGGGTGGGACGTGGGTGGCGTTGAGGAGGGCGTCGGCGGCGGGGTTGCCGATGAGGGGTTCGAGGCGTTGCAGGTCGCCGATGGCGGCTGGGAGGGTTTCGGTTTCGATTTGGCGGGCGTGGTTGGCGAGGTCGTCGAGGGCTGCGTGGATGTCGGCGATGGCCATGGTGTGTGCCTCCAGGGCGGTGCTGGGGATGGTGGTGATGGTGGTTGCTGGCGTGGTGGTGGTGTTGGGGTGCTGGTTGTAGTGGCGGTGGTGGAGGAGGCGGCCGTACTCGATGGCGAGCTGGTCGAAGAACGGTTCCCGGCTCATGGCTGCTCGCTGTCGTGCTCGTCCGCGCCGGGCTCGTTTGCGCCGACGGCGATCACGGTCCCTTCGAGGATGGCGGCGACGGCGGTAGCGGCGACACGCCAGGCGTTCATGATCCGGGGCGGTAGGTCCGCCCATGCCGGCATGGGCTCGCCGCGGAAGTTTTTCCAGTCGGTGTAGTCGCCGTAGGCGAGGTAGGCGGCTTCGCCTGTGTCGTCGGGGTGGGTCATTCGCTGGCGGAGGCTGGCTGGGTCGATGGTGATGCGCGGTGGGGTGGTCATGGGTGTCTCCCGTTGAGTGCGCGCCGTGCTTCGGCGGCGGCGATGGTTTCGTTCAGCACAGGTCGGTCGGCCAGGTTTGCGAGACCGTTCCGCACCAGCCGCAGTAGGCGGCTACGAGGCCGGGGGCTACGTTGAACGGCTCGTATAGCGCGTCACCATGGGCGTCGATGTGCGCGCATGCGACGCAGATGAGCGCGACGGGTAGCCGCTGGGCGGCGTGGTCGTCCAGGCCGGTGCGGAAGTTGCTCCGATCGGTGTTGCAGGTCCTGCACAGCACGCGCAGGTTGGTGCTGGCATCGGACCCTCCGGCCGACCAGGGCGTGATGTGGTCGAGCTGGGCCGTCTTCAGGGTGAGCGCTACTCCGCAGCTAAGGCAGCATCCGCCGTCCCGTTCGAACACTAGGCGGCGGACGGTCCAGGGGATTTGTTCACGCTCGCCGTGCCGTGTCAGTGGCCAGCGTTCGCCGTGGCTGGCGGCGTTCGCGTATCGCTCTAGGTCGTCTAGCGCTTCGAGCAGCGGGGCGATGAGCGGCGTTGTCCCGGGGTTTTCCACAGCCAATTTTGCCTCTTCGCGCGTGCGTTACGGTCCGTAAGTTTTTTCGACTGCCTGTATATGTTTCTGGTGTAAGTCCGTAGTCTCCGTCCGTGCGAATGTCACGCGCATTGTCACAAGCATCGTCACGTGACAATGCATCGCATCGTCACACCGGACCGTCACGCGGCATCGTCACAGGCGATGCGCCGTTCCGTTCCCGCCACCGCCTGGTCCGCTCGGCACCGCTGGCCGCCTCATGACCATCCCATCGGGCGGCAGCGCCCGCCTGAGCCCTTCTCCGGCGCTCCTGCGTCTCTGTGCTCGACTCCTGGAACTCATCCCAGCCGTGGATGAGCCAGCCGCCGGGCTGGCCGCGCCAGAATCCATGCCGGACGAGCCGCTCAGCGTCCATAGAGCGGCCATGAATGAACGGGAGCGCCTCACGAGGTATGAAGCCGTCCGTGCCGTGCGCGCCGCAGTAGCCGAGCGAGCACACGTACACCAAGCCCGCGCGATGGCCGTCCTTCTCGGTGAGCATCGCGAGGAGCTTGGGGTTGGTGGGGAACGCCGTGTCTAGGCGCACCCATGGCAGAGGCATTGGTAACCCGCTCTCTCATCGTCGCTAGCGGATAGCGGATAGTTCGCGCTGGATGCGGCCGGACTGCAGGTCATCCGGCCGCCACACATCCCAGGAGATGCCAGCGGCGCGGAGCATCGACCCCCACTTCTCCTGGTCGCGGGTGAGCCGCCCCTTGTCGGTCTTCAGCTCGCGGAGCATGAAACCGCCCGGACCGCACAGTGCGAGGTCCGGCCAGCCAGCAGCCGAACGCTGGGAGAAGTAGGGGTGATACCAGGCGACGTTGAGCAGCTTGCACAGCTCGATCACGGCGTCCTGGAAGTGGGCCTCCCTCACCCATCACCCGATCCGGCCGACCACGTCGTCAGTGGTCGTCCAGTCGTTGGTTAGCAGTGGGACAACTTGCTCATAGGCGCGGCGGACAGCCTTGGCGAAGTTGCTGGCGTTGCCCTCCTTGACCTCGGCCTGCCGCCTCGCTGCGTCCCAGTCGCGCTTAGTCATCGAGCCGATGGCAGCGAAGCGGTTCGGTGATGTCTCCAGCACGCGGGGCAGGTAGGGGAACAGCTCCGACTGGTACTCGCCGGTGTCTGAGTCACCTGACACCGGGCAGCCGACCTGCAGGTCGATCCACCGCTTCATACGCTTCCTGCTGAAGTCGCGCACGGTGCCATGAACGACGCTCTCGTCTCGGTCAAAGATCGAGTCGTGGAGGAGTTCTGCCGCTTCCTCGCGCTCAAGGTCTCCGTTCAGCACCTGCTTGCCGAGGGTCTCCTCCTCGGTCTTCAGCCATGCCGGTATGCGCACTGTCCGTCACCTTCCATGGTTGGTCATCGAAGCGATGGCCCGGGCCATCGCTTCTTCCCTCACGGTGAGGCCCATCACCTCACCGGTCGTCCTGGCTGGTCCAGAATCCGGTCCATCCGGCCGGTCCAAGTTGCCCCCACGGGGGCGAGATGGACCAGGGAACTGGACCACGTTGTGGACCACCGGGGATTGCCGCTCATCCCACCGGGCGAGGTCTCGCATGACCGTCTGGTGGCTCACGGCAAGTTCTGCGCCGATCTGGTGCGTGGACATACCCTCGCCGCGCATCCGCACAGCGAGGGCCATCCGCTTGTCCTTGTCGCGCCACTGGCGTGGCCGCTTCCGCTTGTAATTCCTCACGCGCTGGCGGCCGGTAACGCTCCGGCCCGTGGCTCTGTGCGCCAGCTATTGTGGTGTCTCACTATGCTAGATGATGCTTGGCCTAGCAAGTGCCCGCATGGCCGGGTAGTGTCGTGCCAAAGACCATGTGGCCAGCACGTGTGTCACAATCAGGGAGTGCCAGACCCGATGAGCGACGTCATAGCCGCACGCGACGCCTACCTGAACGCCCGTGAGCAGGTGAAAGCAGCGCGTCTTGCGCTCGGCCGCGCCATCCACGAAGCACGGCAGCGGAACGTCGCCCAGGCCGACATCGCGAAGCAGCTCGGCCTCACCCGTGAGCACATCCGGGTGTACGAGGTCGACTATAAGAAGGCTGCTGCTGGCGCTTAGCGTCATCGTGTCCCGTCCCTCCCGGTCATGCGGACGGCTGCGGCGTGGACGGCCTGGATCGCGCTGAGGTCCATGAATCCGCGGCTGGTGCACGCCTGGCATCGGCATGTGGCGTGTACCAGTGGGGTTGCTGTCCAGCCGCCGTAGGGGCAGAGGGTGTGGCCGAAGACGATCGGATCCGGGCAGCGGCAGCCGCTCATGATGGCCGCCCATGCTCAGCGCGGTAGTGCCGGGCGTACCGGGCGAATGCGCGCCCAGCGCGGCGGGAGGGGCCGGGGAAGCCCCGCCCGCACGCGCACCGGGTGTACCAGTAGCGGCGTACGGGCGGCTGCGGGATGGTCACTGCTCACCTCTGCGAGGGATGGATGACGGCAATGTGGGTGTTCAGCCCGGCCCGGCCGCCTTGGGTGACGAGGCCGCATAGGCCGCAGACCCGTTCCCAGATGTCGCCGCGGGGCAGTTTCGCCGGGTTGATCTGGGCGGCGGCAGGCTCACCGTGCTGTGCCATGCGGCTCACCCGTCTCCTCGCAGAAGTGGACCCGGTAGCGTTTCGCTGGTGCGGCCGCGTTCTCGCCGGTGGCCAGCCACCAGGCACGCCATGCGCCGGAGGCGAGGTGCTCGGCGGCGACGGTCCCGGCCGGATCCGGTGCCCAGTTCAGCGGTGGGATGCCGCGGGCGATGATGACCCGGGCGCCGCAGCGGTGGCAGTCGGTGCGGTCCGTGCGGGCAGTGACCCTAGCCATCGGCGGCCACCTTCCGCCGTGCGGTCTCTTCCCACAGCTTGGTTTTCCACGCGGCCTCAGTCCACAGGCGCGTGAGCTGGTCACGCTGACTAGGGGTGATCACGAAGATTGCCTTCCCATCGGCCATGAGCGCGATGTCTGCTTCGCTGATAGCGACGGTGACGGTGCGGCCCCGCCAGTCGGTCAGCGTGCCGATCTCCTGCCACGTTTCCAGCCACTGCCCGTCAGGCATCAGGCACCTCCCCGTCTTCGATGAGTGCCTGGAGCTGGGCCGCGTCGCCGCAGCGCTGCAGCAGGCGCCGCACTTCGGTGGCCTGGTCCTGGTCTAGTTCCTTCGTTGATCCGAGCGTGGGCAGCCCGGCGAGGCGGGCGGTGATCCGCAGGCGTGCGTCCCGGTCGTCGTCGCTGTAGCCGAGGCGGGCGAACTCGGAGCGGATGATGCCGATCTGGCCGGTTGCTGCCCGGGGCGGTTTTGGGGCCTCCCCCGCGGGCTCCGCAGCCGGGGGGTTGCGCGGAGGGGTGTCCGCGGGGGAGGCGTCTGGGGGCGTGGCGCGGCCGATGATCTCGGCGGCGGTCACGCGGGCCGGGCGCGCCGCCGCGGGTGCGGCTGCGGCTGGGGTGGTGTCCGGCTGGGGCTCGTCGTCGAGGTAGATGCCGCCGAGGTCGTTGGGGAACGCGCGGCGCAACGCGAACGCTTCGGCGACCTTCTCGATCATGTGGTCGGCCTGGGTGCGCCACTGGGCGATCAGCTCGCCGTCTTTGGTGGCGGCGTAGGCGGCGGTGCGGACAACACCAGGGAACCGTTTGCCGTCTTTGACGACGGTGACGTTGCAGGCGGCGGGCGGTGTGTCCCACAGCCATACGGTGTGCGGGGTGCCGTCGGCGTCGTACCAGATGGTGTCCTCGTATTCGACGGTGACGCCGAGCCGGGCGGCGACCCGGTCGCGGATGACGCGGAAGCCGTCGATGCCGACCTGGATGGTTTGCTTGGTGACGTACTGGCCGTTCTGCCGTTCGCGGCGGCCGATCATGTAGATCTGCCTGCTGAACGGGTCGAGGCCGGTTTTCTGGCAGTAGTGCATGAACACGGCCAGGTCGGCTTTGGATGCGTCTTTGATGCCGAGGGTGGCCAGGGCGGCCTGCTGCTTGCTGTCCCACATTTCCTGCCCGGGCCGCACGGCGAGCGCGGCCGAGGGGGCGGTCTTGCGCTGGGTGATCTCTGCGATGGTCATGCGTAGACCTCCTGGCGTGCCGCCCACGGCGGCAGGCTGATCAGCTCAATGTCGTTCGTGTAGCCGGGCCAGATGCCGGATTCGGTGCAGTCACGGAACCGTTCGATGGCTTCCCGGTTCCGCGCCCGGCCCACAGCGCGGGCGTCGTCGTCGAGCTGGGCGACGGTGACGAGGTATGGCGGTTCTTTCTCCTGGAAGATGAAGAGGAACGCTGGGTCGTCGTCGAGGCTGAGCGTGCGGACCCCGTCGCAGTACCAGGCGTCCTGCTGGTGATAGGCGTAGTTCGCGACGGCCTTCGCGATAGCGGCCGGGTCCGCGCTGGCGCAGGACTTGTAGTCGGTGACGATGAACCGGCCCCGGCCGGGCTGCGGCAGCCAGTCGACGCGGCACCGGCGGTGGACGCCGGTGACCTCATCAGTCCAGAACAGGGATTGCTCAGGCTGGCCGCCGCGGTCCGGGTCGAGTAGCGCGCCCGCGATCGGGTGCGCGCGGACCGCGGCGGCCATGGCCTGGACCTTGCCGAAGTCGGCGAGGAGCAGTGGTGTCTGGCCCGTGTCGCGGGCGGTTTCGCGGGCGTCCTTCGCGTCGTTGCCGCGCCAGTCGGGCGCGTCGACGACGGCGATCTCCGGTCCGGCGCCGAGGACCATCCGGTGGGCTGCGGAGCCGAAGCCGAACACGTCTTTACGCTGGGGATGGTCTTGCCGGTGCTTGAAAAGGGCTGGGCAGGACGGGGGCAGGAGGAGTTTTGCGCCGGAGCAGGACAGGGCCGGGTCAGCGAAGTAGACGTCTTCAGGGATGTTGTAGACGCCGGGCATGGTGAAGGTGCTGGTCATGGTGAAGGTGCTGGTCATGGTTTGCCGGTCCTTCCGCGGAAGGTGATGCCGTAGTCCTGCAGCCACCCGAAGTCGTGTTTCGTCCAGGTGGCGGTGGTGGAGCGGCCGAGGCAGAAGCGGAAGGCGCAGCGGATACCGCAGCTGCAGTCGGCGCCGAAGTCGTGCTGGTCGCACCAGCCGCATTGCACGGCGTCGGCGAGGGCGGTGAGCGCGGCGTCTGTGAGCTGGTGCGGTACGGGTGCGTCCGGGTCGCTGCCGGGGTCGACGGGGTCGGCGGGCTGGCTGGACAGTTCAGCTTCGGTCTGTGCGATGACCGCGGCGGCGGCGCGCCAGGAGCGGTGCAGCGCGCGGGTGCCGCGCCAGCCGAGGTCGAGGGCGACGCCGATGACGACGAGGCAGACGACGAGCATCAGGACAGCTATCAGGGTAAGCAGGCAGGCGATCATGACGCCTCCCGGAGCTGCCGCTTGTACCGTTCGACGGTGCGGACGCTGACGCCGAGCCGCTGCGCGGCCTGCGCTGCGGTGAGCGCACCGGGCCGGGCCCTGGTGTCGCCTCGCACGTTATGCAGGGTCAGTTCAGCGAGGGCGCTGAGCCGGTCGGGTTGGCCTCGGCCGCCTGCGTTGTTGCGGAGGTAGCTGACACGCTGCCGGTGCGCGTCGGTGCATGCGTCGCATGCCTGTTCGCCGCGGCGGTGATGCCGGGCGTACGCGGCTGGGGTACCGCATGGTTTCAGCAGGGAGGGTGGCAGGCGGCGGCCGGTGCCAGGCCCGGGCAGGTCAAAAGAGTCAGCTTCAGGGCCGATTGCCTTGATGAGGTGCCCAGTGAGCTGGCGGCGCCGCTCAGTGGCGGCCGGGTCACGCCAGATGTACGGCTGCCACACGGGTGTCAGGATGCGGCCGCTGGTCACGGGTTCGGCTGTGATGATCATGGGCGGGTTTCTTTCCGGGTGCGGTGGGCGCCGGACTGGCGGACAGCATGCGGATAGCGGCGTGGCGGCCGGGTCAGCCAGCGGGATCGGTCGTTGTCCCCGCCGGTAAGCGCAGCGAAGGCGGCAGCGAACAGGACGATGAGGGCGGCGGTCAGCATGATGATCAGGCCGGTCATAGCTGCGTCTCACCCCCGTGCTGCGCTTCACGTTCCCGGTGCTCGGCGAGGTGGGTTTCCCGCTGCTGGTTGGCGTTGCCGTAGCTGTTCCAGGCGTCACCGGTCCAGTGGCAGCCGGGGATCCGGCATTGCGGCTGGAGGACTTTGACGATGGTGACGGCATTCGCGGGGATCACCGGTTCTCACCTCCCCACTCGTGGGGCAGGCGTGTTGCGGCGACGGTATGCCAGGCTTCGCTGTCCCATGCGGGCAGATCATGGTGAGCGGCCATGGCGGTTGCGGCGGCGAGCGCGAGGGTGGCGTGGACGAGCGCTTCGGGTGCGATCGCGTGGCGTTCGAGGAGCTTTTCGGCTTCCCGGTAGTGTTCCGGGCCGGTCATGACCGCACCTCCAGTTGCATGAGGTGGGTGGTGATCTGCCCGGCGGTGAGGGGTTTCCCGGCCAGCCAGGCGTCGACTTCGGTGCGGAGGTAGCGGCGGGTGCCGCCGGGGGTGTGGATGGGGTGGAGCCGTCCGGTGTTAGCCCAGCGGGTGACTGCTTTGCTGGTGACGCCGAAGACGGCGGCGACTTCGGCGGTGGTCATGAAAGTGGTCCTGGTCATCGGTTCACCTCGTGGATGCGGCACCAGCCGCAGAGGCCGTCGGGGCCGTCGGCGTCGCCCCGGCAGAGGCAGGGGCAGGCGCACAGTGGGCTGGTGACCCAGGTGCATGCGGCTGTGCGGAGCGGGCTGTCGGCGGCGTGGGGGGTGGTGTGCCCGGCGGGGCGGGTGCAGGCGGCTTCGAGGTAGGCGCTGATGATGCGGCGTTCACCGCAGACGGCGGTCATGGCTGGCTCCTGGTGTTCGCTGCGGTGGTGATCGCGGCGTGCGCCGCAGCCATCTGCGCGAGGACCGCGGCGGCATCGGCGTGCCCGGCCGCCCATTCCTGCTCCACCTGGGCGGCCAGTTCCACGGCGCGGGCCAGATGCGCGGCGGGGGTCACGACTCACCGTCCAGGCTGAACAGCGCGTCCTGGCCGCCGAACATCAGGCTGTCGAGTTTCCGTTCGCGGGCGAGCTGGGCGGTGGCACGGTCACGGGTCTCCCGCAGACGGCGGCCGTCCGGGCACGACAGCACCCGGCGGCTAACACAGCGCGGGCAGCTGCGCTGGTGCGCCTCCCAGGCGGCTTCGCAGGCGTGAGCGGTGTCGAGGGCGCTCTGGGTTTGCATGCTGACGGTCATAGCGTCGGCTCGCAGTCGTCGTAGTCGCCGTCTTCGCGGGCGAGGTCGCGCGCGTGGTCTTCCGCGCGCCAGTCATCGGCGGCGGTGTCCGGGTTGTAGCCGGGGTCCCGCTGGGGCCTGGTGATACCTGCATCATCAGGCCAATAGCAGTCTTCGCCGGTGCACTCGGCCCGGCCGCAGTCGGGGCAGGCGTCGGCGAGGTGCCGGTCACCGTCCTCATCGTCGACGGTGTCCGGGTTGTAGCCGGGGTCGGTTGCTTCCCACCGGTCCTGCTGCTCCTCGGCGTACCGGCGGTCCTCAGCGAGCCCAGCGGCGAGCAGCCGCTCCGTGTCCGGGTCAGGGTCGCCGTTGCCGGGCGGGGCCTGGAGGGCTTCCAGGTCGCGGATCCGGTCGAGGGCGCTGGCGAGGCCGTGTTCCAGGTCGCGGATCCGGCGGGTGGCGTGGTCCAGGTCGTCACGCAGTCCCATGATGGCGCCGCGGTGATCGTGCTCGGTCCAGGTCATGACGTCTCCCCGGTCAGCTCGTCGATGACCCGCAGGAGGCCGCGGATGGTCTGGTCGCGGTACCCGGATGCGTAGGTGGCCTGGAGGTCCTCGCTGATGCTGCTGCAGCTGCGTGCGGCGATGTCCTTGTCGCTCATGCCGGTCACCTGGCGGGCCCGTTCGACGCGGCGCCGCTGATCCGCGGTCAGCCGCGGTTTGGGGGCGTTCACCGGGCACCGTCCGTGTAGCTCGTGCCGGGCAGCTGGTAGCCGGGGGGGAGCAGGTTGGTGCCGGCAGGGAGTGGGGTGGGGATGCCGTAGGCGGCGGCGCGGAACAGGTCTTTGGCTTCGCAGGCGGCTTTGATCAGTTCGTCGGCTTCGGTTGCGTCGCGGAGGAAGATCGAGCCGCGGCGGCTGCCGCCGTCGTAGAAGTCGAGGGTGACGAAGTGGGAGCTGCGCTTGTCTGCCGGGAAGTTTTCGACGTTGATGCTGGTGAAGGGGTTTTCTGTGGTGAATCGCATGTGTGCTCCCTAGACTTTGCGGTGTCCCGGTGCGGTGCTCCCGCTGGGACTGCGGGGTGCCCGGCTAATGGCCAGCGACGGGCGCCCCGCTTTACGGTGCGGGGACTTTGTTGCGTTTGATGTAGGCGTTCAGGTCGGCTGCGGTGATGCGGCGGGATGGGCGGGGGCCCGTGTCGCCGACGCGGCGGGGTTGCTTGGGTTTGCCGCTGGAGACGTCGACCGTCCCGATCTCGCCGTTGTTGATGAGCTCGTACATGCGGGTTTTGCCGATGCCGAGCAGCTTCTGGACTTCGGCGAGGGTGTAGAGGCGGTCTGTCATGTTCGGAAGCGTACCCGAACGTTCTCGAACTGTGCAAGGGTTTCGGTGGGCGGCTATGGATTTTCTGCGTCACCCCCCTGGGTGT